CTCATGGAGAGATTTTACCGGCTGGGGAATTTGGCCGGCACGCTTTCTTGTGAAGAATAGGAGTTTTCAAAATGGCATTAGGTCGGCCGCCGTTTAAGCCGACGAAGGCCCAGCGTTACCGTTGCTCGGTGCTGGCTGCGGCCCGCATGAGCGAGGCAGATATAGCGCGGGTTTTCGGCGTGTCAGTCGGGACGCTCCGCAAGCACTTTGACGAGGAATTGACCGCCGGGGCGGCGCAGCGGAATGCCGAGATGAACGAGGCGCTGTTTGAATCTGGCAAGGCCGGGAACGTGGCGGCGATGAAGGCTTGGCAGGCGCGGGCGTCCGCGACACCGGGTGTTCCTGGCGCGCCATCGACGGACGGGCTTGGCAAAAAGGAATTGCAGGAGATCGAGGCGAAGCTGCCGCCGGCTGGCGAGTGGGGCGAGCTGGTGAAGCACTGATGGCGCACTGGTCTTTCGCGGTTCCCGATTGGGCGGCGCGGATCGAGGCGGGGCAGTCGCTACTGCCGGCGCTGCCGATTGACCGGCGCGAATACGATCGGGCCACCGGGATATTTGACAAGCTGCGGCTACCGGACGTTGAGGGAAAGCCAGCGCTGAAAGAGGCCAGCGGCGAATGGTTCCGGCAGATCGTCGGCACGGTGCTGGGCTCGATCGACCAGGCGACCGGCGAGCGCCAGGTGCCAGAGTTGTTTCTGCTGGCGCCAAAGAAGTCGAGCAAGACGAGCTACAGCGCGGCCTTCATGGTCACGGCGCTGCTGATGAACGAGCGCCCGCGGGCAGAGTTCCTCCTGGTGGCGCCGTCGCTGGCAATTGCCCATCTGGCGTTTACGCAAGCTGTCGGCATGATCGAGGCCGACGAGGCGGGCTTCCTGCCGCGCCGGATGCACGTGCAGGAGCACATGCGGAAGATCACCGACCGGCGCACCAAGGCGTCGCTGGCGATCAAGACATTCGACGCCAGCATCCTGACCGGCATCAAGCCGGCCGGCGTGCTGCTTGATGAGCTTCACGAGATCGCACGAAGCTCGGCGGCGGAGCGGATCATCGGCCAGATTCGGGGCGGCATGATCGCCATCCCCGAGGCGTTCTTCGCGATGATTACGACGCAAAGCGACCAGCCGCCGCGAGGCGCGTTCGCGGCAGAATTGAAAAACGCACGGGGCATCCGCGACGGCCGCACGCCGGGCCGCACGCTGTCGGTGCTGTACGAGTTTCCCGAGCGCTTCATCAAAGACAAGGCGATTCCGCCCGCTTGGAAAGACCCAAAAAACTGGTGGATGGTCACGCCTAATCTCGACAAGTCGGTGACGCTGGAAAAGCTCGAGGAAATGCTTGAGCGCGCAGAGCGCGACGGCGACGGCGAGGTTATCCGCTGGGCCTCGCAGCATCTCAACATCGAGATCGGCCTGGCGCTTGGGTCGGATCGCTGGGCTGGCGCGGAACATTGGCAGGCGGCAGCCGAGACGACGCTAACCTTGAGCGAGCTCCTGACACGCTCCGAGGTGGTCGTGATGGGCGCGGACGGCGGCGGCCTGGACGATTTGCTTGGCCTGGCGGTGATGGGCCGCGAGAAGAAGACCGGCCGGCTGCTGCTGTGGTGCAAGGCATGGGCTTTCACCTCAGTGCTGGAGCGGCGCAAGGGCGAAGCCTCGGTACTTCGCGATTTCGAGAAAGTGGGCGACCTCCGCGTGATCCAGCGGCTGGGCGAGGACATGGACGACCTCACGAACATAGCCGAGCAGGTGCTGGCGAGCGGCAAGCTGTACAAGGTCGGCGTCGATCCGGCCGGAGTGGGCGGCATTATCGACGCCCTGGGCGAGGCCGGCATCAGGGGCACCGAGGCCGGCGGGATGATCCAGGGCATATCGCAAGGCTGGCGGTTGTCCGGCGCCATCAAGACGATGGAACGGGCGCTTGCCGATGGCACGCTGATACACGGCGGCCAGCCGATGATGGCCTGGTGCGTCGGCAACGCCAAGGTCGAGCCCCGCGGCAACGCGATCATCATCACGAAACAAGCTGCGGGCTCGGCGAAGATCGATCCGCTCATGGCGAGCTTCAACGCAATCTCGCTCATGGGGACGAACCCGCGAGCACGCGGAGGCGCTGCCATCACTCTGTTAGATTGAGGCCCGCCGATGTGGAATCCATTTCGGCGCGAGGCCAAGAGCAACTCGCTAGACCTGCTGCGTTCGTTTTTGCTCGGGTCGGAATCTCTTAGCGGCCAGGCAGTGACGGTGGAGCGGGCGCTGGGCGTGACAACGGTGCTGCGCTGCGCCACGCTCCTCGGCAACGGCTGCTCGCAGATTCCGTTCAAACTCTATCGCACGCTGAACGGCGGCAAGGGCCGCGAGGCGGTGACAGATCATCCGGTGGCGAAGCTCATGCGCCGCCGTCCCAATGGATGGATGACGCCGAGCGAGTGGCGCCGCCCCATGACCATGCACGCCGCGCTCGGCCCGTTCGGCCTCTCGCTCATCACCCGCGCGCCGCGTGACGGCCGCCCGCTCGAGCTCCTCCCGGTGCCACCGGCGTGGATATCGTGGGAGCAGGGCGAGGATTGGAAAATTGCCTATACGGTGTCATGGCCTGGCGGCGGTCGCGACACCTACAACCAAAACGACGTTTTCGTAATTCGCGGCCCGTCATGGGACTCGGTTCAAGGGCTCGGCGCGGTGAAGTATGCCCGCGAGGCCATCGGCCTCCGCCTGGCGGTGGATGAGGCACAAGCCAAGCTCTTCAAGAATGGCGCGCGGCCGGGCGGCATCCTCACGGCCAAGACGCCGCTTACCGATGAGCAACGCACCGTGCTCAAGGCGGCATGGCAGGACATGCACGGCGGCGCCTCAAACGCCGGGCGCTCGGCGCTCATGGAGGGCGACCTCGAGTTCAAGTCGCTGGCGATGGACAACACCGACGCCGACACGATGAAACTCCGCGGCCAGCAGATCGAGGAAATCTGCCGCGGCTTCTCGGTGTTCCCGCAAATGGTCGGCCATTCCGGCGACTCGGCCCCGACCTTCGCCAGCGCGGAGCAATTCTTTATCGCGCACGTGGTGCACACGCTCTCGCCCTGGCATGTCGCATGGGAGGAGGCGATGGCCACGCAACTCCTCACCGATGAGGAGGATGCCGAGGGCCTGTATTTCAAGTTCACGGTGCAAGCGCTCCTCCGCGGCACGGCCAAGGAGCGCGGCGAATTTTACCAACTCTTGGTGAATATGGGCGCGGTGTCGCCGAATGAGATTCGCGCGCTCGAGGAAATGGATGAGCGGCCCGAGCTCGACCGCTTCCGCATCCCTCTCAACATGACGGTGGTGCGCGAAGACGGCACGCCGATGCCGGCCGAAAAGCCGCCGGCGCCCACCCCGACCGCTTAACCGCGAGGACCACATGCACACGCAGCGCTTCGAAATCCCCGCCGAGTGGAAATTTGCCGGCGACGCCGCGGCTATGGAGTTTTCCGGCTACGGTGCCGTTTTCGGCAACGTCGACTCCTACGGCGACGTGATCGCTCCGGGCGCCTTTGCCGAGACGCTCCGCGAAGCCAAGGGCTCGGGCGTGTGGCCGGCGATGCTCTTGCAGCATGGCGGCGGCCTCATGGGCTCGGCCGAAGACATGACGCCGATTGGAATCTGGACGCAACTCGAGGAGGATAGCCACGGCCTCAAGGTGAGCGGCAAGCTGGCCGACACCTCGCGCGGTCGCGACCTCTATACGTTGATGAAGATGCAACCGCGCTCGGCCATCAACGGCTTGAGCATCGGTTACTCTCCCGTAGAATGGGCGACCCGCACTAACCCGGATGAGCCGCGCCGCACACTCAAGCGCGTGAAACTTTGGGAGGTGTCGCCGGTCACCTTCCCCGCGAATGGTAAGGCGCGCGTCTCCGACGTGAAGAGCGCGACGCCTTCGGAAATCGAGCGGACGTTGCGCGACGCAATGGGCCTCTCGCGTGCCGAAGCCAAGGCTTTCATGGCCGAAGGCTTCGCCGGGCTCAAACACCAGCGCGACGCTGGCGGCGACTCCGAAGAGTTGGCGGCGCTTGTCCGTCGAAACATCACCACGCTCAAGCTCTGAAAGGGGCCGCACATGGATACCGTCGAAATCAAGAATCTACTGGAAGCCCAGAACAAGACGTTCGTGGACTTCAAGGCCGCCCTGGCCGACGCCACGAAGGGCGGGGCCGAGGCCAACGCCAAGGTCGATGCCATCAATGGCGAGCTCACCCGCATCGGCAAAGAGCTCAAGGAAATCGCCAACCGCGCCGAAGCCGCCGAGGCAGCCGCCGCTCGCCCGAATCGTGGCAACGGCTCCAAGGCTTCGGCCGAGGAAGTCGCCTACAAGTCGGGCCTCTTCCGCTACATCAAGAGCGGCGAAGAGGGTGGCCTCCGCGACCTCGAAAAGAAGGCGATGAGCGCCGGCAGCAACGTGGACGGTGGCTATACGGTTCCCACCGAAATGGAGCAGGCCATCGACCGCGTGGCAATGCAGATGGTGTCCATGCGCCGCTTGGCGACCGTGCGCCAGATCCCCGGCCGCAGCTACAAGAAGATCGTCACCACCACCGGCGCCTCGGTCGGCGGTTGGGGCGTCGAGCAGACGGCGCCGAGCGAAAGCAACGCCATGTCGCTTTCGGAGCTCGAGTTCACGCTCGGCACCTTGTGGGCCGAGCCGCGCGCCACGCTCGAGCTCATGGAAGACTCGGACCAGAACGTCGAGTCCTGGCTGGCCGATGAGGTCGGTATCACCTTCCAAGAGCAGGAAGGCACCGCCTTCATCACCGGTTCGGGCATCAACCGCCCGCGCGGCATCACCGACTATGCCACGCTCGCCAACGCCTCCTATGCCTGGGGCTCCCTCGGATACATCGCCTCCGGTGCTTCCGGCCCGTTCGCCCCGGCGAGCTCCTCGGTGTCGCCGGTCGATGCCTTCATCGGCCTCTACCACGCGCTCAAGCCGGTCTATCGGCCCAATGCACGCTGGATGATGAGCGACGCCACGGTGGCCACCGTCCGCAAGTTCAAGGACGGCCAGGGCAACCTCCAGTGGAAGCCGGGCGCCTCGGTGTCGGACGGCTTCATCGAGACGTTCCTCGGCAAGCCCATCGAGTACGATGACAACATGCCCGCCGTGGCCGCCAACTCCTTCTCGGTGGCCATCGCCGACTTCAAGCGGGCCTATGTCATCGTGGAGAAGCTCGGCACGCAGGTCATCCGCGACGGCCTCACCGCGAAGCCATACGTGAAGTTCTACACGCGCCGCCGGGTTGGTGGTGGTGTGCAGAATTTCGAAGCCATCAAGCTGATGAAGATGGCGTCGAGCTAGACGCTCGCGCCTTCCGACTACCCGAAGGCGGCGGCCGTAGTGGTCGCCGCTTTCGTTTCCACCCTCTTTCAATCGGTTTTCTTTGGAGGTTCGCGCTATGCGTGACCAGTCAACTCGTCTCCACCTTGTTACGGCAATCAAGCCGCAGACGCAGACCAACGCCGACACCGCGATTGTCGGCCCCATCATCGACCGCAAGGGCTACGATTCGCTTACCTTTTGCCTCTTGCTCGGCACCATGACCGACGCCAACGTGACCGGCGCGGTAACTTTCGAGCACGGCGACGCCTCGGCCCTGTCCGACACCGCGGTGCCGGCCGCCACCGACCTCATCGGCACGCCGACGCTCATGGCCTTCCAGTACGACGACGACATCGAGTGCCGCAAGATCGGCTATGTCGGCGTGAAGCGCTATGTGCGCGTGACCGTCACGCCGACCGGCAACGACTCCGGTGCTCTGCCCATCGCTTGCGTTGCCATTCTCGGTGCGCCGGCGGCCGGGCCGACTGCCAACCCGCCGCAGTAAGCGGCGGCCTGGTAGCCTGACTGTCACCCGCCGCCGGCGATCCCGGCGGCGGGCCTTCTTCGGGAGCACCGACCATGCGCGCATTCGCCGACCTCCTCGACACGACCGCGGCGGCGACGGATGATGCCACCAACCGCAATTTGACGGCGCTTGCCACGGTCAAGACCGCGCTCAAGATCGCCAATACCGATTCCGATACGCTGATCTCTGCCCTGATTCCGCGCGCTACGGCGCTGATCGTGGCCGGCTGCCGCCTGACTCGCGACGCTGCCGGCGCCAAGCCCACCTTTGCCCGCGAGACGCTGCGCGCCACATGGCACTCCGAGCCAATCTTTAATCGTGGCAGCGAGCTTTATTTGCCGTGGCGTGTGCCGGTGTATTCCATAGATTCGGTGGTTGAGGCCGATACGACGCTGACTGTAAGCACCGATTACCTGTTGATGGGCTCGACGCCGGGCCGCCTTCGCCGAGTGTCAAGCGACGCGCCGATCGAATGGAGCACCGGCAAGATCGTGGTGATCTTCAAGGCCGGCTTTTCGGTCGCCACCTCGCTTGCTACCAACATCGACGCGGCGATCGAGGCGGCAGCCATTGAGCAAATCAAGGCCATGCTTTTTGCCGCCGACCGAGATCCCACTATCCGGTCGGAGAATGTGCCGGACCTCGCGGCCGTCTCCTACTCGGTGCCGGGCGGCGACGTGATGGGCGCCAACGTGCTGCTCCCGGCCGTGCGCGACATGCTGGCGCCTTGGCGTAATCCTGCGCCGTGAGCATTCAACAGACGGCCGCGCGCTTTATTACCGCGCGTGGATCTAGCATGACGCTGGCGCGCGAGGGCGAGGGCACCACCATTACGCTAAAGGGCAAGCGCGTGCCGGGCAGCACCGTGTCAGTGGGCAACACGGCCGAGCAGCAAAGCTTTCGCGTGAAGATTGGCACGGCCGAGCTGCTGGCCTCGGCCTGGTCGGTGAAGGTGCCGAACTCAAGCACCGATTCGCTTACTGTCGATGGTGTTCCCCGCGCCGTGGTTGACGTTCGCCCGCTGGCCGATGGCGGAGTAACCGGAGCCTATGAGCTTGAGGTGATCGGCTAGTGGGTGTCACCGTTCAGCACATCGGCAAGCCGGTCGATGCGAAGAGCATCGGCGAGTGGGTGAAGGCCAACACCATCGCGGTGGCAGAGAAGGCTTTACGCGAGGAGGTGGGCCGGGGCTTCGATAGCCAGCCGGTGGTCATCACTGACGGCGTGCCGCGCCGCGGTTACGATCAGGTGCGGCCGTTCGGAAAAATTGAATTTGCCCGCCGGCCGCAAATGGCCGAGGTGGTGTTGTGGGCGCTCGATGCTCTTCGCAAGCGCTCGCCGATACTCACCGGCCGCTATGTCCAATCCCACGCCGTGCTCTTGAACGGCGCCGAGATAACCGGCGACCTCCGCGCCGCCCTGGTTGCGGTGAGGGAAACCGACCGGGTGCAGATCGTCAATCCGCAACCCTACGCCAAGAAGATCGAAGGCCGCCGACCGCGGAGCAAAGGCCGCGGCGCCAACCGGGTGAAGACCTCCGCGGCGGCAGGCTTGAGCCGCCAGGCGCCGCGCGGCGTCTATGAGCGCGTGGTGCTGCCGTTGCTGGTGCGTCGCTATGGGCGGTCGATGTTTTTTGACTTCAAGTACGTGAAGCTCAACACCGGCCTCAAGGTGAAGGGCTATCAGGGCGGCGGCGCCAACCGGAAGCGCATCATGCGCGACCACGTTTACCCGGCGCTCAATTTCTTCATCAAGCCCACCGGCTTGGCCAACTAAGAGGCGACCATGGCCGGTGACACTCTCCGCGACGCCTTCCGCGCCGAGCTCGCGACGATCCGCACGGCGGCGTCGATTGCCTGGCCGATAAAGGACACGCTCAACACCTCCACACAGCCCAACCCGGCCGCGGCCGGCGTGGCCTCGACGGCGGCCGGCTATCTCGAGTTGGAATTCCCCGGCGGCAGCGAGGCGCAATATACGTTCGGCGCACCGGCCGCCAACTTTCACCGCGAGCAAGGGCAAGTCACTGTCAACGTGGTGACGCGCTTGCGAACCGGCACCACCAACCGCGACCTCGCTGAAACCTACGCCGCGTCCATCCGCTCGGCCTTCCGCATGCGCCGCTTTGCTGCCGGCTCGCGATCCGTTCGCATTGTCGCCGTGGCGCCGATGGGTGGCGGCCACGACGAGGCCGGCATGTGGGTCGAGAGCGTCGCCCTGGGGTACGAAATCTATAACGTCGGCTGATATCCGACGCATCGACCCGGTGCTTGTAGCCAAGCACCTGAACCGCCGCCGCCTTCCCGGCGGTTTTTTCTTGTCCAATTTAGAGGAGCCACCGCAATGGACAGCGCCAACAAACAGACCGCGATCATCGCGGAGGTTACCCAGGGCACGACGCCGGCCGCGCCGGCTTTCAAAGTGCTTCGCGATGTGCGGGTCAGCGGCTCGCCGCAGCGCCCGGCCTCGCGCTCGCCCGAGCGGCGAAGCGACCGCATGGCCGCCAACATGACCTCGGGCCTGGCCACGTTTCCGAAGGCGATCGAGATGCCGTGGGTGCGCGACGAGGGGCTTGATGTGCTGTGGGAATCCGCGCTTTGCGGCGCGTGGTCGACCAACGTGCTGAAAAACGCCAGCACAAAGAAGCCCTTCACGCTTGAGGAGAAGTACGAGGGCGGCGCTACCGACCCCTACCGTCGCCTCGCCGGCTGCCTGGTCGATCAGGTGTCAATCGGCTTCCGCAATGGCGAGCCCGGCACGCTTTCGTTCGGCGTAATGGCCATGGCCGAGACTGCCGCAACCTCCGCGATTGCCAGCTCCACCTATGCCGCGCCAACGCCGGGATACGATCCGTCCACGCCGGCCGATATCGTGGTTAACAACCTCTTCGGCGTCAGCTCGCCCAAGTTGATGTCGCTCAACATGACCATCGCGAACAACATGCGAGCGCAACATTCGTGGGGCAGCAACTCGCCCTTCGGCATCGGGCTTGGCCTCTTTGATGTGAGCGGCTCGGCGCAGCTCTATTTCAGCGCCTCAGCCGACTACTCGACGTTTATGACGCGTCAATCGGCGCTTACCCTCTCGCTGACCATAGGCGCCACCACTAATTACAAAGACACGATCGAGCTCGGCAACTGCGACGTGTTCAACCCGGATGTGGACGATCCGGGGGCGACCGGCGACCACATGGTCACGCTCAACTTCATGGCGCGCTACTACGCCACTGATACTGCCGCGATCAAGATCACTCGCCTGGTGGCCTGATGCCGCCGCGTAATCTCAACCCCATTGCAGAGGAGCCCGCAGCCATGGGCAAGTATCTCATCGAGGCTAACTTCCACGTGTATGTCGGCCAGGGCGACGACAAGCCCGAGCGCAAGGCGACCTTCACCAAGGGCATGGTGGTCGAGGCCGCCGACATTCCCCAGAGCCAGTCCGCCGCCGATTGGGTGGCCAAGGGGCTCGCCAAGGCGGCTTAGGCCGTCCTAGCGGCGCCAGTAATGGCCCGCGAACCGAGGCCCGCCCGTGGTCGGCGGGCGGGCCTCACCTCACCGACCGGAGGTACTATGTCAAAAACAGAATATCAATTCGACAACATCGCAGGCATGCAACGCAATCGCGAGATCGAGGGCGAGAAGGGGACCGAGCTTGGGCTTCCCGGCGGCATCACTTTCACGGTGCTGGCCGCGAGCGACGGCAACCCGCGATGGCGGAACCGTTCCGACGAGATTTCGGCTGAGCTAAACAGGCTCCGCAATGCCCGCGCACCGAGCGAGCGGGTGCGAAAGTACCTTGCCACGATTTACTCGCAGTGCCTGGTGATCGGGTGGTCGGGCGTCAAAAGCAAGGGCGTCCAAATCCCGTTTTCGCCCGAGGCGTGCGCGGCCTTCCTGATGGCCGCCGACGATGCCTATGCCATTGTCGATGGCGTGGTTTACGAATCCAAAAACTACCGCGGCGCTCGCATCGAAGCCACGGTCGAAGCCGCAAAAAACTGATTAGGTGGGATGGCGACAACGCCGGCCAGCTTCGCGGCTGGACGGATCGCGCGGACAAGGGCGACGAAGAGGCCGTTGACCGCCTGCTATCCCGCCCAAGCCTAACGAGCGATGCCGCGCTGTACTGGTCGGCCTTTCTCACTCTTGCACGCGACCGGCCGCACGAGTCCATTTCGATGGGCATGGCGGGCGGCCTCTCGCTTCCCCGGCCGGTGCCGCTGGAAGCGATCCGCCGCGAGGGCCTCCGCCTCGGCTATCAGGGCGAGGGCCTCGAGGATTTCGTTACCATCGTGGCGCGCATTGACGACTTCCACGTCGAGGTTGAAGTGCGCCGCGCCGCCGACGAAGCCAAAGCCTCTGCGGCTCGGTCGCGGTCGAAAAAGTAACGGGTGATCAATGGCCGAAGAAACCAAGATCATCCGCATAATTGTTGACAGCTCCAAGGCTGTTGACGGTTCGGCTGCGGCTACTCGCGCGCTTGAGAAGCTGGAGCGCAGCACGGCGTCGATGGATGGCGCGTTGTCGAGGATGGAGAAGGGCCTCGCTTCGGTCGGCGGCATGGTCAAGGCGCAACTCGCGCCCATGGTGGCCGAGCTCGGCGCGCGTTTTATCCAGGTGGGCCGCGATTCGCTCAAGGCCGTGGCTGGCTTGGATGAGCTTGCCGAGCAAATGGGCATCACGACGGTCGGTTTGCAGGCTCTCCAATTCTCGGCCGTGCAGAACGGCGTGAAGCTCGAGCAACTCGAAACCGGCATTTCCAAATTTTCGCAGAAGATGGGCGAGGCCGCGAACGGCTCAAAAGATATGGTCGAGGCGCTCACGGCGCTCGGCGTCAAGAATCTCGACGTACAGGGCAAGCTCCGCCCGACCGAAGCGCTTTTGTCGGAGGTCGCGGAAGCCATCACCAAGATGGAGGATCCGGCCAAGCGCTCGGCGGCGGCGGTTGATTTCTTTGGCAAGGCCGGCGCCCGCATGTTGCCGATGCTGGCCGATATCGCCGCAGGAACTGACGTTATGGCGCAGAAAGCCGCCGCGGCCGGCGTGATGATTGACGCCAGCGTTATCAAGCAGCTCGATAAGCTAGCAGATCATTCTGAAGTATCAGCGCTCAAGTTTCGCGCGCTTGTCGCGACCTTGGGTGCCCCGATCGCCCCCGACGCAATGGAGGCCGTGAATTCAATACTTGGAAAGCTTCTCGGCAACATAAAGGAGTTGGCCGCGCAGCGCGGGCAATCGGAGCAGGGCGCTCTCCCCGAATCCGATTTGAAGATGCTGCAAGACAACGCGGCCAGAGCAAACGCTCAGCTCGCAAAAGAAAGCGAAATTATTCCGGGCGTTAGCACTGGTCCTCGCGCTATCACAATAGAGAGGGCGCGTCGCGCGAACCTAGCGCTGGAGAACGCGACGAAGAATGCTGGCAGCGTCGGAAACCCTGCTGAACGTGCCGCCATCGTCACAGACCAATATGCGGCACAGCTACTTGTAAGCGGTTCGTTCCCGCAAACTGAACCGCTCGGGGCGCCTGGCGCGTCTACGTCAACGGTCAAGGGCGCCGGCGACGACGTTCTTGAACGCAAAAGGAAAGCCCTACAAGATGCCGGCCGCGAGCTTGACGCAGCTAAGGCGTTTGCGGCGGCCAGCAACGATGGCGCCCTGGCTGTCGCCAATCTTGAGACGCATTTCAAGTCACTGAAGACCGCGCAGGATGTGTTCGGCAAGACTTCCGATCAAAATGAGCAAGGCGTTAAGGCGTTGACCGCCCAGCTTGAGGCGGCCGGGCTGGCCACCGAGAAGCTCAAGAACATCAAAGACTTCAATCTCGGCACTGTAGAGCTGGAGAAGGCCAACGAGTTGCTGGCCGCCGAGAACGGCCTCATCAACGCCAACGTCGAAACGCGCGCTATTGAAATCGCGCAAATCAAGCTCAAGCAGGAATTGCAGGCCAAAGGCATCAACGCGGACAGCGAGGAAGGCCGCCGCGCGATCGAGCGCCGGGGTATTGCGCTGGAAACCGGCGAGCGCCTCAAAGCCCAAGGCGAGGAGATCAGGAAGGCCAACGAGCTGTGGACTGCGCCGCTGAAGAGCGCGCTTGAAAGCATTCAGCGTGTCGGCGCCGATGCTTTTGAGCAGATGCTGACGAACGGCACCTTTACCTTTCAGAGCCTGGGCGAAACATTTAAGAAGATCGTCATCCGCATGGCTGCCGAGTTCATGGCGCTTGCGACCATTCGCCCCGTCATGTCGGTGCTGGTGAACGCGGTGGCGCCGGGCATGGCCTCGACCATGGGCGTCGGTGGCGGCGGCGGAATGCCGAGCATGGGCGGCGGCGGAATGCCGAGCATCGGCGGTTTTGGCGGCGGCATGGGCGGCATGGAGCTTCCGTCGTGGCTCGGCGGCGGAACCATCAATGAGCTGATGGCCGCGACGCCGTTTGCATCGGCAGCGCCTGCTGGTGGCTTTGCCGACATCGGGGCACTGATGGCGTCTGGGCAGGCAGGCTCCAGCGCGGGATTGGCGGCAGGCGGCATTCAAGGCGCGGCGCAAGGTCTGTCGGTTGGCAGCATGATGGGTGCCGGCCTCGGCATCGGCATGGGCGCCTACAGCCTCGCCACGGCTAACGGCAACACAGGAAAGACGCTCGGCGGCATCGGCCAGATGATCGGCGGCGGCATGATGCTGATCCCCGGCATGCAGATCCCCGGAATGATTGTCAGCATGGCAAGCTCGATTCTTCCCATGCTGTTCGGCGGCGAAGCGCCTGCATTGCCTCCGCTTGCCGGCTCCAACTACCGATTTGACCCTGGTGCGGGCGGGTACTCTTCGAATGAGAGTTTCCAGAACGGCGGCGCCAGCAACGCGGGCAACTATGGAAACGTCGGCGCGCGGCTTAACTCGCTGTTTGGGCGCGTTGGCGGCCTCACCAATCCCGGCAACGCCTTCGGCGCTTCGGTCTGGAATAATCAACGCGAGGGAACGACCAGCACCTATGAAATAAGCCCGACGCAGGGCTCAAACCAACTCACGCGCGATGTGAGCGGCGACCCGTCGAAGGCCATCGACGCCATGATCGCCCGCGTCTTCTACCTCTCGGTGCAGAACAACGCGGCGATGAATGCCTCGCCGACGCTGCGTACCGCGTTTGCCAACCGGTCGCCCGAGAACACGGCACAAATTGCGGCCTTGCTCGACCTCATTGACACCTACGACAAGCTCGGCAAGGTGACGGGGCAGGCGGAAACAGACCTCAAGAAACTCAACGCCCAATTCGACAGCCTCACCGCCGGCGCCAACGAGTGGGGCCTCTCGCTCGCGCCCATCATCGCCGAGCAAAAGAAGGTGACGACCCGTTACGCCCAGGACTTCATCGACGGGATGCTCGACCCGCTGGCGGTGCAGATGCGCGCGCTTGACGACCAGCGCAAGGAGTCGATCGCGAGCGCCGAATATATCCGCGACAACGTAAAAGACGTTTACGTGGATATGGCGCGCATTGCCGAGTATTGGACGAAGAAAGAGCGTGACCTCAAAGAGCAGGCATACGCCGCTTCGGTCGATAGCCTGCAAGCGCTCATCCGCCGCCTCACCTACGGCGACCTCGCCAACGCCACTGCCGACATGTCCTACGCCGGCACACGCGGCACCTATGAGGCGACGCTGGCACAGGCCAGGGCGGGCAGCGGCACGGCGCTCAACAATCTCTCGGGCACTGCCGAAGCCTATGCAAGCTCGGGTCGGTCTTACTTTGCCAGCGGCCCCGAATATGCCGCGCTCCTCGAGCAGATGCGGCGCGACCTCGGCGAAGTGGCGGGCAACCAGGGCGGCGGTGGTGGCAGCGCGGCCAACGGCAACGAGGCCACTAACGCGGTCTTGCAGAGCAATGCCGAGCTCCGCGGCATGGTGGGTGCTCTCCTCGGCGAGCTCTCGGGCGTGAAAGACCAGTTAGCTGCCGCCACCGCCGAAATGAAGCGGCGGGCCTAGACCGTGGCCGAGCTTTACTATCTCAGGACGGCGCCGCCCTATCCGTTCGGCTCGGCGCCGCGCGATGAGCCGCGCGCCTTCCTGCTTTATGCCGGCGTCGATCCGCTCAACCTCGGCGCCCATGAGGGCCAGGGATACTTCATCGCCATGACGCCGTTTGATGCGGCGCTGACGCTCGACATTCCGGCGCCGCCGTTTCCGTTCGGCAGCAACGATCGCCGCACACCGCGCACCTTCACCACGCCGGGCAAGGCGGTCACGATTTACCCGGCTGCGACCGGCAACTTCGCGCGCTCGAGCGCGTCAGGCGACACGCCGGCCAGCACGTGGATCGGCGGCTATCTCTCGGGCCGCTTCAACTATGAAATCTCGATCTTCGCGGGCGCCGACCCGACGCAGGGCGGGAGCGCCACCGTGGGCATCCTTGAGCTTGAAGACCCGGCCGGCGACCTTGACGACCTTCGCACCCTCGGCTGGGACAGCGCGCCACTGGAGCTTCGGCGGGGCGATCCCGAGGCGCTGCTCTCGACATTCACTATCGTGGCCAAGCTCACCACCGCCGGCCTGCGCTACAACACGCGGAAAAAGGAAATCCTTCTCCGCGACCTGGCGTACACGCTCACGCGCGCCGAGCTGCACGGCCTCCGCTACGGTGGCACTGGCAGCGCCGATGGCGACGCCGCCCTGGCTAGCCGCATAAAACCCTACTGCGTGGGATCTGTATTCAACATCCCGCCGCTGCTTATCAACGCGACCGGGCTCATCTATCAGGTGTCGTGCTCTTCGGTGCTTGGCATCGACGCGGTGCGCGATGGCGGCACGGCGCTCACCTTTGCCGCTGATTACGCTACCTATGCGTTGCTGGCCGCCGCGGCCGTGAGCGCGGGCCAGTATGCCACATGCCTGGCGCTCGGCCTGTTCAAGATCGGCGCCACGCCGGTCTACATCATTACCGCTGACGTTCGCGGCGACAACGACACGCTCAACGGCATCGCCTATCCGCACACGCGCGCTCACATCGCGCGCCGCATCGCCACCGGCCGCGGCTCGATCAAGCTTTACGATCCCATCGACATTGACGGCACGGCGTTTGAATACCTTGAGCAACGGCAGACCGCGACGCTCGGCTATTTTTGGGACGGCGAGGTCACCAAGGCCGAAGCCCTGGCCGAAGTGATGGCCGGGTGCCTTGGCTGGTGGACGATGCGGCTCGACGGCACGCTCGCCATCGGCCAGCTTGAAGACCCGGCCAACGTCGCGCCGCTGTTCTCGCTTTCTTACCCGACCGATGACGGCAGCGCCGAGTCACGGGTGGATGAGCCGGCAATGACCGACTATCAATCCCCGCGCCGCGCCACGCTTATGGGATGGTCGCGGAATTACACCGTGATGAGCCGCAACCAGATCGCCGGCGCGGTCGCGGCAGCCACCGCGGCCATTTATCAGCAGGCCACGCGCTACACGACCAGTGAAGATTTGTGGGTGGCGGGCGGCTACCCGTCCGCGCCCATCGTGATGGTCAACGGCGGCTTTGATAGCGAGAGCGCGGCTCAAATGGAGGGCGATCGGCAACGGCGGCTTCTCCGCGATCGTCGCGAGCTCTTTACAATTCCGGCGGTCATCGACCCGTTCGCCGATGTGGCGGGGCGCGTCATCAACATCGCCAATTCCAATCGGCTTGGCCTCGGCACGTCGCGCAATCTCTTCTGCGTCGGCATCGCCGTGAACGCCAACAGTAAACCGATTCTCAAGTTGTGGGGCTAGGCCGTGGCAAACATTTTGCTTCTCTCGCCCAGCGATTCCGATGCAGCTACGTTGGTGGCCGACTCCGAAGTCTCGACGCTGCCCGCGGCCAATCTCCAGAACATCCAGCCGAAAAAGAAATGGCGCACAACTTCACTCACGCCATACCTTACGCTCGACTTTGGCGCGGCCGGATTGGCTGCCAACGGCTTTGCCTTTATCGGTCACAACCTCACGAGCGCGGCCACCATCCGCGTGCGCGGCAAGGCGACGTTCCCTGTGACAAGTTCGCCAACCGTCGACACAACGGCGCTCACCGCCTGGCCGGCGACCGGCAAGCCCGCGGATACCTATTGGCCGCATTACCTTTCGTGGCTCGCCTGGTCGAATGCCGTGGCGCTTCGTTACTGGCGCGTTGACATTGCGGACAGCGGAAACACGGACGGCTACTTGCAAGCCGGGCGCCTCATGCTCGGCCGCTACTGGCAACCCACCACTAACTTTGACCTTGCCGGCACGCCGCTCGGCCGCGATCAACGCGACGTGCAGACCGTTACCGACTACGGCGAGATTTTCACCGACCGGCGCTCGCGCTCGGCTGCGCGCCGCTTCTCGCTGCAAATCAGCGCTACTGACAAGCGCGAGGTCAACGACGGCATCGGCGAAATCCAACGGCTTCGCGGCATGTGGGGCGACGTGGCGTGCCTGCTCGACACGGCGGCCACTACTGACTTCCATCGCAGTTCCATGCAAGGCGTGTTCACTGCGCCGCAGGATCACCAGTTTTCGCAGCAATTCACCGCCTCGGGCGAAGCCTGGTCGGTGGCCTTCCCCCTCCGCGAAGTCATCTAGGAGCGCGCCGCATGTTTGCCGAAAGAACTATGGAAACCGGCGCGAGCTCGGGCACCAGCACGCTCACGCTCGGCACCTCGGTATCGGGTTGGAAAACGTGGCGCTCGCAACTCGCCACCGCCACCGTGGTTTTTTACTTCGCCGAGATTTCGGACGGCTCCATATGGGAAGCGGGCTATGGCACGCTCACCTACGGCAGCCCGGACACGATCACTGGTCGCACGCTGCTGCTCTCAAGCACCGGCTCGCTGGTCGATTTCGCCAGCGCTACCGTCTATGTCATGTCGGTCGCCAATGCGGCGGCGCTCAAGCACATGCTCAACCCGCTCGCCGCCACGCGGCCGGCGTGGTTGCAGGCGGGCGGCACGTGGCGCGATTACACGCTCGGCCTCTCGACCGCGTGGGTGGAGAAGCTCGCCACCAGCGGCGTGGCCGGCGGCGATGCCGAAATGGGCCGCGCCTACATTTCGCCGCTCATCTACACCGCGAGCCCTCGCAAGTATTGGCAAGACGTGGGCGCCGCGGGAAAGACACTCGACGCAGACGATATCGGCAAGGTGCTTTGTTTCGATTGCACCGCCGGCCAGCGCACCGCAACGCTTCTCGCCAGCGCGACCGCGAAGCACGGCTACTCGGTCGATGTTCTCGCCTACGGAAGCTCAACAAACGGCGTGACCCTGGCGCCAAATGGCTCCGACGCCATCAACCAACTCCGCATCCCGCCGGGCGGTCGGTGGCGGCTGGAATGGGACGGCGCGCGGAGCGCGTGGCGGGTCTATCCGGTGGTGGCCGTGGTGCCGGGTCAAATCTTTGGCCTTACGCTTTCGACCGCCGGGAGCTCGGCCACCTTCTCGATTGCAGCCGGCAGCGCCAGCGATAAGACTAACTCCGACTCCATCATTCTCGCCGCGGCGCTCTCAAAGACGACAAGCGCATGGGCGGTGGGCAGCGGCAACGGCGGGCTCGATACCGGCGCCATTGCCAACTCGACTTGGTATCACGCCCACTTGATTAAGCGGATCGACACCGGCGTTGTCGACGCTCTCGTTTCGTTGAGCGCCACCGCGCCGACAATGCCGACCGGCTACACGCTCTCGCGCCGCCTCGGCTCGATGAAAACGAATGGCTCGGCGCAATGGGCGTCGTTTATCCAACGCGGTGATGATTTTTACATTGCCGAGGTCAACGACTTTCAGCCCACGACGACGAGCGCGATGACGTTGCGTGCTCTTAGCGTGCCTTCTGGCGTTGTTGTGCAGCCCAAAATGCGAACAGCAAGTACCGGCGGCTCCGCTAACAGCACGGTATTACGAGTGGCGCCCGCTGGTGACTCTGCACTCTACAGAACGGTTGTGCATAACGACATTGGCAGCGGTATTAACAGCAACACCCAAGCCTCCGCTTTTGAAGGGCCGCCAACCGACACCAGCGCACAGATATATATGGCGGTTACAGCCCTTCAAGCCTCGGGCTCGCTGCAAGTCTATACGGCGGGGTGGGCCGACCGCCGTGGCCGGGACGACTAGGGAGGAAATGATGGGACGCTATTATGAGAGAAAGTCGGACGGCAGCCTCGGCGATAGTTTTGCCGTCCAGCAAGACCCGCCCGTTGAATATATCGATGAAGATAGCGCCGACTTTCCGGCACTCAAACTCATCGAGGCCAAGCGCGCGAAGGCGGCGGAAATCTCTAAAACCTATGCCGCCGCCATCGGCGCCGGCCTGATGCATGGCGGCGCGCTCTACCAGATCGACGCGGCGAGCCAACAGCGCATCGCCGCGCGGGCGCTTCTCGCGCGGGCCTGTATCGACGGCGCCGAGGCTTGGCCTGTTAGTTTTGGCTGGATTGCCGCCGACAATTCGCGGCCGACCTTCACCGCTGCGGAGTTTTGGGCGTTTGCGGTAGCCGCGCAAAACCGCGTGACCGCTATCACGCTCAATGCGCGCGACATCAAGGATGAGATAACGGCGGCGCGCACCGTTGCCGAGGTCGATGCCATCGACGCATCAATCGGCTGGGAGTAGGTCGATGGCCGACATGAGCGATCCGCTGCCGGGCTCTGGCGTATCGTTTTGGACGATGGCCGCGGCTGCCGTGGGCTCGCTGCTGACGTTGCGGACGCTTGTTGATTCGACGCCGTTGACGCGCGCTATCGCCGTGATTTCGTCCTGGGGCCTGAGCTTTTTTGCGACGCCCGGCGTCACCGAATGGCTGGGAGCTACACACAAGCAAGAGCGCATCCTGGCGCTGGTGATTGCGTTTCTTGGAGCCAACATCCTGGCCGGCTTGGGCACGTTTGGCGAGAAGTGGCGCACTGACCCGCAGGCCGCGTTTGCCTGGTTGTGGTCGCTATGGCGCGGGCCGCCGCGGTGATCGCGGTGTGGCTGATCCAGCTCGCCTACATCGCAATATGCCTCTCCGGCATGTTCGCAATATTCGCTTTGCAGCGCGGCCGTCACCGCTGCGCCTGCGCGCTGCTGTGGTGGACCTACACCGCGCTGGCTGGCGCGCTGGCGTGGGAAGCGATCGACGCCTGGAAATACGCGCCGCCTGGCTGGCCAGCGTCGCGCTGGATATTGATTCCGGCGCTCGTGACCGTGCTGATTTGGGCGGCGTGGGCCGACTGGCGAGGCCAACATGCGACTTAGCGATCATTTTACTTTGGCCGAGCTCACCGCTTCGCAGACCGCCGCTCGCCTCGGCATCGACAACACGCCATCGCCCGAGATGGTGGACGCGCTCCGCCGAACGGCTCAATTGCTTGAAAAAGTCCGCGCGCTTCTCGGCAAGCCGATCCTGGTGTCGAGCGGCTATCGCGCGCCACTGGTCAACCGCGCCGTCGGCGGTGCCGCCAACAGCGCACACATGCTGGGCTGCGCCGCCGACTTTTCCTGCCCAGCATTCGGCTCGCCCCTCGAGGTCGCCCGCGAGATCGGCCAAAGCGACATCGTTTTCGACCAGCTCATTTACGAGTTCCGCGCGTGGGTACACATCGCCTGGTCGCCGCAGCCGCGCCGCATGGTGCTTACCATCGACGGCGCCGGCACGCGGCACGGGCTCGAGTGATGCTTGCGGCTGCCTTGCCGGTGCTCGGTTTCATCCGGCGCAATTGGTCGCTGCTGCTGCTTGCGGGCGTCGCGGCCTGGGGTGCCTGGCAGTATCTCGGCCGTACTGAAGCGGAGGCCGAGCTCGCCAATCAAAAGCTCCAAATTGCCACCGACGCCAACGCCACATGGCTCGAGCTTGAGGACAAGCGGCGGGCCTTTGAGGCCAGCGTGCTTGCCGGCCTCGATCGGCTCAACGCCGACGTGGCCGCCATCCACGCCAGCAATCAGCAGTTTCGCGCCAGGGTGAACGCCAATGCGAACAGCAACCGCCCTCTTGATCCTGCCGAGCTTGATGCTCTCGGCCTGCTTGCCCGATTTAATAGTGACCCGGCCGGTGGGCGTCCCGTTCGCCCTGCCGTCGCACCTCCGCGCGTGCGCTGAAAAGCTTGGCGTTACGGATCCGGCAACCGTCAAAACGGTCGGTCAGCTAATGGTCGCTTACGGGGACGAGCGGGCCAGCACGGCCGAGCTGCGGACCTGCCACGCCGAGATCGTGCGCCTGGTTGACGTGCATAACGCCGCGATGACCTCTGGCAAGCTGGCGCCTAAATGACCGCCCGCACCGTTGCCACGGCAGTCGTCGTCGCGCTTGCAATATGGGCGGTGGCGGTGGCGCTCGGGTGGCCTGTTCGCGCGCACGGGCCGTATAGCGATTGGACCGCGCCCGACAACCCCGGCATGAGCTGCTGCGACAACACCGACTGCCGCCCGACGCGGGCCTACATGGGCGACGATGGCCTGTGGCGCGCGTGGGACGGCATCAACTGGCTGACGGTCCCGCCCGGCCGCGTGCTGCCGACCGACTATGCCGGCGATGGGCGAAACCATTTGTGCGAGAAAATGGGCGCGGTTTACTGTTTTACGCCAGCCCAGCCGAGAGGCTAGGGGCGCGGCAACTTGCGCCGCACCGCCGCCATGGCCATGCGACGGTCACGCAGCAGCGCGCGAATGTCGGCCCACGCGGCAGGCGGCACGGGATACGATCCTTCGTCCCATCGCCGCACGGTGCGGTCTGATATGTCCAGCGCCCGGGCCATTTCTGACTGCCAGCGAGGCCCGAATAAAGCCTCGCCGGCCTCGCGAAAGAGGTCAGAAGTCATGCTTTAATAGAGCGAGAGGCGAACAGCGCCGAGATCGAGCACCACCATGTCGCGGCGCTCTCGACCGCGCGCGAGCTGAAACCGCTCATATTTGATGGCCGCGATGCCGTCGAAAGTGTGCTCTTCACGGCTGCCGCGTTCGCTCCAGTGATTGGCGCGGGCGGCGTCAAAATCGGCCAGCGTCTCGTGCGTGATGGCGACGTTGCAGTCGATGCCGGGGTCGGTTGCGCCGCCGCTTTGGATGTTAAGCGCCGCTATGACGGCGGGCCACTTGTCGGCCGGTATGCGCGAGATTGCGGCGGCGGATGCCTCGTCGATCCACTTTTCGTTTTCAGCGAGGAATGTGTCGATGACGGTCATGTCCGGGCCTCCTGCCCTTGATCTGCCGGGCCTGATCGCCCTGTGCATGTCCAGTATTTAGGACATTCCGCAGCAGATTGCAAGCGCGGGAAACAGTAATTTTATTGCGTATTGCAGAAATCGCGCTGGATCATTCCCGGCACGATCCGGCCGGCTCCGGTCTGGCTCCGGTCGGCGTTTCCTCCCCCCACCTGGCCCGCTGCCCATCGGGGTGGCGGGCCTTTTTTGTTGGGTGACAATAGGACGTCAGGAGCTGGCGCTTTCCCAAACAGGAGTCCCAAACGGCAGACGGCGACCCCGAAGGATCGCCGTCGTTGAGTGGCCTAAAACGCCAGCGGGCCAAGCTTCCCGATTGGTCGGAGCGAGAGGATTCGAACCTCCGGCCCCTAGCTCCCGAAGCTAATGGCCATCCCGTAAGTCTTTGATATTGTTGGATTGTCGTTGGGCCAAATGCCCCGGAATATCCCCAAACAGCCCCACGTTTCCCAAACAGATTCCCAAACAGAAATAGGGCCAATCCGGCCGGCGTTCGCTAGGCCCGTTTTTTTGGCCGTGGGACGGCTTCCAGCGCGCGGGCTACCTCGGCCCCGGCAATGGCCGTGTATCGCGCCGTAGTGGCTGCATCCTGATGCCGGGCGGCCTCCTGCGTGGTGGCCGACGATGCCACCTTGGCGATCTCGGTGATGTACCTCGCGCGAACATCATGCAGCCGGTGGGCAGCGCCCTTGGTCGCGGTCGATCGCCAGGCCCGGCGGATGCTCGCCAGCGGGCGCCAAGCGCCGCGCGGCACCGCCTCGCCGGCCAAGAACGCGGCCATGTGGGCGATACCCGGCCAGGTGACGAGGTGCGCCGCGCCGCGGGCTCGAGCTTGCCGGGCGAGCCGATCGAGCACCTCCCAACCGCCCGGCACCGGGCGCGCGAATTCATCCCGCCCGCTCTTGGTGGCGGCGCCGTCCAGGCGCAGCGCCCGCTCGCCGCGGTCGATGTGGGCGAGCGTCACGGTCAACGCCTCGGCCCGGCGCAACCCGAAATAGCGGGCGAGCTCGGCTACGTCGCGGACCCACGGCGGCGCATGGGCCAACCTGGCAAAGAGCTCGGCATCCGGCATCGGTGACGGTCTGCGCTTGGGGGCCGGCACCGGCGTCACGGTCGGCGGAAACGGCAGCATGGGCGAGCCTGTCACCGGGTCTTTGATCCGGTGCGCCTGGGCCAGCGCCGCGCGCAGGCATTTGAGGCGGTGATTGACGGCGGCCGGCGAGCGCTTCCGGTCGATCGTGCCGACCTTGGCCGGCGCCTTGGCGCGCTTTCGCGGGCCGCCTCGCCAGACCTGCACCGGGGCGGCCGCGGCGTGCCGGCGGTATTCATCGACGCGGCCCTGCGTGATGTCGATCACCGGGGTATCGCTGCCAAAAAACTCAATCAGCTCGCGGGCATATAGCTTTATGTTGGCGACGTGAGCGGGCGAGCTGCCGACCTGGGATTCAATGTGCAGCGCGATCGCCATGCCGATCGGGAACGTGCCGGGCTTAGCGATTGAGCGGCCGGCCTTTTCGCCAACCTTGGCGCGCACCCTCGCCAAAGCTTCATGCTGCCGGGCCTGCTTTTGATTGGCGGCAGGCTTGCCGGTGACGGCATCGACGCACGGCCCGGTGTAGCGTTTGCCGGCTTGGCGGAAGTCGAAGCGCCATTCCCCGGCGCGCTGGCGGTTTTGGAACACGGTCACGGCCGGGACCGTATTAGAGGACTCCCAAGGCGCGCAACCGGCGCCGGGCCTCGATCGCCGTAGAGTTTGGGGACAAAGAGGCGGCCGGCGGGGGGTCGTTGGCAAGCGTGTGCCGCGCCTTGTAGTGCCGGATCGCCGCCGCATGCACGCGCACGCCTCGAGGATTGCCACACTTGCCGACGCGGTGCCCGGTCAGCTCGCCCGCCAGGATAAGCGCTCGCACGGTCGACGGCCCGCATCCCAGCCGGCGAGCAGCCTCGGCCACCGTCACCGATTCTTCGGTGTGTTTGTCGTCTGGCGTGAGGCTGGCGAGATGGATCACGGCGTATGCTTATTTGGAACCGGACTCACGCGGCCACGGCTGCGGCTGATACGAATCGCCATCAATTCCGACCGTAACATCCTCGCCGGCCGCCGCGCGGTCGATCAGCTCTTTGATCGCCGCCACCGCTTTAACGCCGACATTTGTTGTCCGCCACCATTTCCGCTCGCCAAGATCGGCAAGCTCGCCAAGCGTCATGCCGGCCCACTCGTGCCCGGCGGGATATTTTGGATCACGCGGCGGCACCGAATGTGCAAACAACACCATTGCATTGCGCGAGGTCGCTGCGATGCGCCAGTTGACGCGGTCGAGCGGGATGCTGCGCCACGGTTGCTCATCGCTCATCGATGCGCTACCTCATTCCAACGGTCATTGATCTTGTCGGCATAAAACGTCGCCGCGCTCATCTTGCGGCAGCCTTGGCATTTTGCGCGGTATGACTTCGACCGGCCCATGTCGCGGCACACGATCTGTACTGCAAGGCGCGTGCCGCACTTGCACGGCAAGCGCTCGACGTGGCGTGCGCGGTCGGCCGCATACTGTTCGGCGGTGATGCGCGGGTACATAATCATGGTGCCGCCCGCAACAACGTCGCGACATAAGCCACTAGCTCTGCACGTCGCGCGGCCAGCTGGCCCTTGGGCGCAGCGCGCAGGCGCAGAAGCAAGCGTTTGTGCTTGGCGTCAAATGCTTGACGCGCGATCTCGCGGCGCGTCACGGGGTCACCCGGCGGCACGCTATGCGCGTGGCTTTTTCGGCCACCATCGCCAAAGACGCCGCGTCCAGGTCGCACGCTGTCGAAGTGTTGAGCTGCTTGCCGCGCGGGCGCCAATCGCCGCCCGGCGGCTGCTCCCAAAGCTGCCAGCGCGGCCCGGCGATCTCTGCCGCGGTGGCGTAGCTGGCGATCAGCATCACGATGCCGAGCGCGACTATGATGAGCCAGAGGCGGGTCATCGTGCGTCCCGCCGATCCTCTGCGCGCTGCTCTGCGCGGCGCTCATCTGCGTCGTCCTCGGCCGCCTGTAGATCGTCAAGGGCCTGCTCGATCGCTTGCGCCTGGCCCTCGTCGCTCTCCAGCCATTCGCTCGCGATGGCGTTGAGCGTTGACTGCTCAAGGTCCGCAAAAGCGCCGCCGTAGGGCGCCGGCTGGCCGTTATCGAGCGGCACGGCGCTGCTCCACTCGGCGTGCGCGGGCTCAGCCGGCTGGCCGCCGCTGGCGTAGCTGGCGCCCTGCTCTGAGACGCGACCGTGAAACGTGTATGTGATGCGGCAGTCGATCGCCGCCCCGAGATCCGGGTCGCCTACAGGGATGCTGGCGTCGATCGTGTGGGTGCTGCTCATCGCCGCGCCTCCGCACGCTTGGCCCACGTCATGGCCTCGGCTTGCAGGACGCTGTCGTCGTAGCTCGCGGCGTCAGGGTCGATGCCGTCGTCGCCAAAGCGGCGCTCGCAATCGCCAACAAAGTCAGAGATCAGGTCGAGCGTGCGCCAAGCGTAGTCGGCGGCGTGATCGTCCAGGCGCTTGACGGCGGCGGCGCTGTAGGAGCTGCGGCGGACGACATCGAGCGCGTCGAGATACGCGAGGGCAGCGCGCTCCATCGCGTGCAGCTCGTCGCGCGTGTCGCTCCATTCATCAAGCAGGACGCGGCGGCGGGTCGAGGTGGTGGCGGTCATGCGGACTCCTGTTGTGAAAGTTGCTTGCCCCATTGCTCGGCCATGGCGGCGGCAATGCCGGTGAAAAATCGACTGCGTTCACGCCAGCGATTCGGGCCGGGCGACATGCGATGCACGCGGGCCTCGCGGCCCTCGACAATGTTCGTGGGGGTGAGCGGTTGCAGGTTCTTTAGCCACAGGCAGGTGCGTTTGGTTTCTCCATGGCCGAATTGCCACGGCTGCACCGATTGGGCGGGTGGCTGGTAATTTGCGATCAGCGCCTTTGCGTGCTTGTGCATCACCGGATTTTCGATTGCGATCCGCTCAATCGGTGCATTCCAGAAAGCCGAAAACAGCGCAGCACCCGTGCGAAGCTCATCCTGCATGTTCTCAGCGGTGCGACCCGGTGGCGGCGAGGAAAGCCACCGCACGCCGCTGTTGCACAAACGTGTGCAGGGCGGATGCGCCACCATGAGCAAGTCCCAGCCGTCATTTAGGATGTCGCGCGCATCGCCAGTTATGTGCCGATTGCTGCCGTCCTCTGCCGGCAGCAGATCGCAACTCCAAGCGTCGTGACCGCGCGCACTGAATGCCCGGCGAACAATCCCGGAAAACTCGCAGGCGATCAAAACGCGCACTAGACGGCGGCCGAAATCTGCGGCGCTTCATGGCGCGGCGGCCAGACCTGCACGCCGTCACCCGCGCCGAGCCATACCCGTCCGTTGGTCGAGACGCGCCCGCATTTTTTGCCGTGCGAATTGAGAAGGTCGAAGCGCGGGAGGTCGCGATAGTAGCCGTCATATTTGGCGAGCGCGGCCAACACCATTTCGGAGGCGTCGGCATAGGTCTCGACCGGATAGATCGCGCTACCGATGCGGAGGGAGAGGGACTCAGCGCTCATCACGCCACCGCCGCGTCGGTCTCGACCAGCGTGATCGTGAGCAGCGAATGGCCGTCAACGATCTCGATCTCGCCGTGGTCAAACAAGGTCGCGAAGTCTTCGCTGGGGATCGCGTCTGCGTTGTCGCGCTCAAACTCATCGAGCGGGCCGGTCCAGATTTCGCGCTTGTTGTCGGTGATGGTGACGATCAGGGCCATGGGACTAGGCCTTCGCCTTGGTCGCGATCGCGACTTCGACACCGCTCGCACGAAGAACGTCGGCGCGGACCAATGCCGCGCGCTGGTCCGTATAGATGCGGCGGAACTTGGCGCCGTTGATCGTGTATCGAAGGATGATGTGCATGGCGTCTCTCCCGTCGAACCGGCCGGCGTCTTGGGGGGAAGACGCCGGCCTGCTCGCCTCCGGGGTGCGGCCCGGCCCGCGCCAGCGGTCGGTGCTGACGAGGAACACTGTAGCAATGCTTAAGCCGCGGTCAAGCGATACTTAAGTCACAACCCAAAAAAGGGTGCAGCGTTGAAAGCGCTATGACTAGCTGTAGCGTTTCTCCGTTATTTTGAAGGCTTTTGCCCACTTCTTGCGGGGAAGGTCGAAATCTCGCAACGGCTCAAATTGTCGAACCCGCCAGCGGTCCGGGTGCGCCCGGAGAAGGCGCTTAACCAGCGCCAGCATAGTTCCGTTACCGTCATCTGCCACGAAAACGCAGTCATCTCCGGCCCTCGGCGGCTGTGCAGGGTCTACGACCACCTGATTACCGTGGTCGATGGCGGGACTCATTGAGCCGCCGATCACAAAGAAGGCAAACGCGCCTCGGGTTTGCCCGCGTCTGTGAATATGGTCTATCGGCTCAGAGGTCAGGATCATAGCCCCGTCGTCCCCGGCTTCTGCCGAAGCCCAGACCGGCAGGTCAGGCCTTCCGTCCGGGAATAGAACGTCCGTTGTCTGAGCTGCGGGGGTGCCTGGAGGGGCATCCGTGGCTGACATGAGCCAACCTACCGTCGTGTCAAGAAAGGCCGCTAGATCGGCCAAGCGGACGTTTTTTGGGCCACTGTCTTTTGCGAACCATTGAGAGACAGCGGATTCCGTTATGTTCAAATGCTTGGCAATGTCCACGGGCAGCTTCCCCGCAGCCTCCATTGCTCTTTTGATTCTAATGCCTATTGCCATTCTTTAGTTGTCCTAAACTGTCCACTGTAGCGCCACTAAAGAATTTCTTGCCCTAGTCGTTAGTTTCACTTAAGTACATGGCATGAATGATCGTGGACTTCAAAAGGCGCGCGAAGCGGCAGGTGGCAAAAACGTCGATCTTGCCAAGCTTCTCAATCTTACCGAATCAGCAATAAGCCAGTGGGAGCGGGTGCCGATCAATCGCGCTATTGAAATTGAGAAAAAGACCGCAGGGAAAGTGACGCGACACGATTTGCGCCCTGATATTTTCGGACCACCAGCATGAATCGCGAGATCACAGAAACGTCGGGACTAGACACCTCGACGGCCGGAGGCGCGGGCACGGCGGATTACGAGGCCGCTTCAGCCCGCGCCACCGGCAATCACGTGACGCCATGATCGCGCTCTACCGCCCCGAGCGCAGCGTCCGCGAATGGGTCGCCGTCGAGATCATTGAGCGCCGGGCCAATGGCGACGCGGTCTGCCGCGAGCTGGACAAACTGTGGCCCGGCGTGTGGATCGCCCGGCGCTGGCAAGTGGCGACGGGAGATGACGCATGACTATCACGGACGACGAGTATTTCGCGCTTGAGGCATTAAGCGCGTCCGGCGCCAAGCTGCTGCGGAAGTCACCGCTGCACTATAGAGCCGATCAATTCAAAGCCCGGCAGCCGACACCGGCTATGATTTTTGGCACGGTTGTTCATCGGCTCGTCCTGGAGCCCGAGCGGCCGGCCTTTGTCGTCAAGTATCTCAACTGGGCATCGAAGGAAGGCAAGGCCGAGCGCGAGCGCCTCGAGGCAACCGGACTGCCGATCCTCTCGGAGGCGGACGGCGACCGCGCAACCGCGATCCGCGACGCGCTTTGGTCCAATGCAGTGATCGCAGAGATGCTGGAAGCCGCTGCAAAAGAGCAGGTCATGCTGTGGGACCAGCACGGCGTGAAGTGCAAAGCCAAGGCCGATGCGATCGGAGACGGCATCGTCATCGACCTCAAGACCACGATCGACGCCGGGCCGCATGAGTTTCAGCGCAGCATTGCGACGTTCGGTTATTTCCGACAAGCCGCGCACTATTTGGACGGATACGAAGCGACCAGAGGCGAGCGCGCGAAAGACTTCATCTTCGTCGCGGTTGAAAGCCAGCCACCGCACGCTTTCGCGCTCTATCGCCTCGACGCCGCAAGCATCGCCGCCGGGCGCCTGGAAATGAAGCGCGCGGCTGCCGTGTATCGCGAGTGCATGCAATCAGGCAACTGGCCCGGATACGACGCGGGCATTGCAACCCTGGCGCTGCCCAGATGGGCCATGCCGGCGGACGAGTGGAGCGACGCGTTGTAGCGGTTGCCACGCGCTCCAATAATCAAGAACCGCGAAACGTAAAAAGGAACCGACCATGATTATCAACGATGTCAGAATTGACTGGGTGCATTTGGAAGAGCCGCGGGCGGCGGCCGAAGGCGCGGAGTTGAAATACAGCGTCACGATGATTCTGAAAAAGAGCCACCGCCAACTGCCCGAAATCAAGGCCGCGATGCAGGCGGCGATTGCCGCCAAGTGGAACGGCAAGCCGCCGAAGGGCTTGCGCTCGCCGCTGCGCGACGGCGATGCCGTTGACGATACTGGCGAGCGGGTCAAGAGCGCGGAATACACCGACTGCTATTTCATCTCTGCGGCGAACAAGAAGCCCGTCGAAGTCCTCGCGGGCAAGGATCGCAGCCGCGCCACCAGCGAGCATATGCGGAGCGGAAACTTCGCCAGCGTGAAGGTGGGTTTCTATGGGTACGACACCGCTGGCAACCGCGGAGTCGGCTGCGGCCTCAATGGCGTCTGGATCACCAGGCGCGGCGAGCCGTTGGGCGCCGCAAGCGAACCGTGGGCTGAAACAGAGGCCGAGGACTTCAGCGCGGTTGTGGCAAAAGCCCAGGCCGCCGGGCAGCAGGCTGACGACGTGTTCTAGGCGCGCTGAGAATATCCCGGCGGCCGGGAAACGGTCGCCGGGGTTCTTTGCACCAATCCCAGATTGATATGCCGCTGCGGAAAAACTCAGGCGTTCTTACCAAGAAAGCTAGCATGGAAATGCTTCGCTGCCGTATCGATGCGAACGTGATCGGCACTCCATGGGTGGCTGACGATGTGGATTTCTTCAATCTAATTTGCGGCACCAGTTTTCATGGCGTCAAGCGGATGCACAATCCGAGCTATCCGAGCGACCCGAGGCATATTCACACCTGCGATTTCGGCGGCGAATGGCGCGAATTTAGCTGGAACAAAGCCATCAACGGCGAAGGCAAGCGGCCGTTGCATAAGGTGTTGCGGGATGCGGTGGCGGACGATCTTAGAACCTATCGCAGCGACAACGCGGCGGCCGGGTGTCAGCAATGCGCCGGCGCGGACGACCTCACGACGGATCACGTAGACCCGACGTTTTTCGACATTGCGGAAGAATTCACAGCATTGGAGCGCGACCTCCCGTTGTCCCGCGGCGCATCGGGCGCGGGCGCAATCCTGGCCGACCCCGATCAGGAGGCACGATGGATAGCGTTTCACGCCAGCCGCGCGATTTATCAAGTGCTGTGCCGCTCATGCAATTCGGCAAAGGGCCGCAAGGTGGCCGCGCAATGAGCCACACGGTCACAATCATCGACAGCATCAAGCCGGCCGTGATCCGCAAGAAGTACACGATGACCGATGACGTGATGAAAAAGACCGTGATCGCCAGCATCACGGAAGGCGTCGGCGTGTCGCGCGAGATTACGACGGCGCGTGAATTTGCCGACTTGCTCGCTGAGGTCACGGAATCGGAAAGCCTTGTGATCTGTGCCGGCGAATGGATGGGGGCGGACGATAAGCCGTTCCGCATCATTCCCGAAGAAGAGCTGGCCCGCATTCTCAACAGCCGCGTCGGAGAAGTTGCCGGCGGCGTTATCCATAAAGACGGCAAGCGCATTTCCGCACGCCTCAAGCGCGGCATTACGCCGTCAGTGTGGGCGCTGTTAGATGCCGACAACCCGCCAGGAATGCCGGCGGCTTGGGCGGCAATGGATATCGGCGCCCGGCTCACGCTATGGGAAACGATACTGCCCGGTATCTCAAGCTGCGAGCGCATCGAGTTGCGCGGATCGTCGGCGCGCGTGCGCCGCGAAGGTGAGCCCAGGCAACAGGCCACGCACGCATGGATCAAGGTCAGCGACGCCAGCAAGATCGGCCTAATGAAAGCCCACGTGGGCGTCGAGATGGTCAACCGCAGGCTTTCGTTTGCGTTTGAGAAGCTGAGCCGAAGCCCGAAGACCAAAGGCATGGTGATCGGGATCGAGCATCGCAGCCTCTTTGACCTGGCGGTATTCGATACCGGGCGCCTCGTGTTCTGCGCGCAACCAGATGTCAGCGATGCGCCAGGCTATGTGTGCGACGACGCTGCCATAACGATTGCCAATGAAGGCGGCGGGATCCTCGATCTGTCGTTCCTGACAATCCCCAAGCCGAGCGCCCTGCGTGAGTACTGCCGCAACACCGGCATCAAGCTGGAGATCAAAGCGACACCAAACGGCGGCGGCCTGTCGGTCGTATCGTGTGGCCAACTAAGCGCGACGACTGAAATCACCCGGCGCGGAAGCACGCAGCCGCTGGCGGCATGGGTTGCCGGGTTGCAGCCGGGTGACAAGTTGAGGTGCGAGGCGCCGTTTCGCGAGAGCTATTCGGAGGCCGCCTTTATCCGGCTTTCCGACAGCGGGCAGCCTTTTATCTACGATGTGGGCAACGGGACGACCTACCGGATCGCGGAGGATTGGGGAGACACTGCGGAGGGCGTGGAGGACTTCGACGGCGCGGCAAGCACTATAGACATCGACGCTGAGATGGCGGGCGGGCCGGATACGGACACCGGGTCCGAATCTGGACCGAAGCCGAAGCCCAAGCCCAGGCTGGTTAACATTCGCCGCGTTGATGCGTTCACGGGCGAATACGAGCCCGCCGAATACCTGATCGACTACATGCTCCAGAGCGGCTTCCTATATTCGCTCACGGCGGAAACAGGGGCCGGCAAGACCGCGCTTATGATTTTGGTGTCCGCGCTGGTGGCGACCGGGAAGCCCTTTGGCGAGGTCGAGGTCAAGAAGGGCAGCGTGATCTACTGCGTAGGGGAGAACGCCGACGAGTTCCGGCAGCGCATGATCTGCCTGCGCGAAAACAGCTACGATGCCGACGAGTACAACGGCATCCATGTCCTGACGCCGGAAGCCCATAAAGGGCTTCTCACCGAGCGCGGGGCGGCCGAGGTTGCCGCCTATGCCGGGGCGCTCGGCGGCGTTGACCTGGTGGTCGTTGACACCGCCGCCGCCTTCTTTGATGGCGAGGACGAGAATAGCAACACCGAGCTAGGCGAGTATGCCCGGCGGTTACGGCGGCGGCTTTGCACGCTGCCGGGCAAGCCCTGCGTCGTGGTGTGCAGCCATCCGACGAAGAACGCCAAGGCGCATGAGGAGCTTGTGCCACGCGGCGGCGGGGCTTTTGTGGCCGAAGTGGACGGCAACCTGACGCTTATGAAGTGTGATGTCGGCGCCTCCGAAATGTTCTGGAGCAAGAAGTTCCGGGGCCGCATCGACAACCCGGTGCAGATCGCCCTTATGCCGGTCGAGGCACAAAGGACGCGGGACGCCAAAGGCCGGCCGCTTAGATCGGTGCTGGCCGGCGTCGTGGAGGCCGAGCCCGTCGATCCCAAAGCCGAGCAGGGGCTGCGCGACCGCATCATGACACTAATGCTCGACGGCAAGACGCGGACGGTCACAGACGTGGCTATTGGCGTGCATGAGATGCGGGCCAGGGAGACGGGCGGAAACGGCCACCCAGGTTGGAAGCGCACGAATGCGGAAATGGGCAAGCTCCGCAAATTCAAAAAACCGCTGCTTGAAGAAACAGACAAGCGTTGGCGCAGCACCGCCGCCGGGAAAGCGCACGCCACCGGCTTACGTGGTGGTCCTGGTTCCAAGCCCGTGACGGCTGAAGCGGATGTTTTTTGATGCAACTGAAGCGCGCATTTAGGGGAGAGAGGAACATGGAATTTCAACCGCAAGTGTGGTCCGTAAAGTGGTCCGTAGAGGGGGTGTCACGGACCAGCTTTTCGGTGGTCCGCGATTGGTCCGTAAATGGTCCGCGATTGGTCCGTAAACCGCGTAAGCCATTGAAAAACAAAAACTTATTTTTACGGACCAATCGCGGACCATGTTTTAACGGCCCCATTCACGGACCAACGGACCACATTTCCCCATCCTTAGATGGGGAAGTGGTCCGCAGTGAGGGGGATATGAGCAGAAGCAAAACAAAACTAATTCACCACCCCGCAGGCCCGGCATGACCCGGCCTCCCGTTCGCGGCCGCACCAAGCCGTCCACCGCCTCCAGCATGTCCGAGGCCGAGAGCCGGGCATGGGCCGCCGCCACCGCAGCCCTCGATCGCGTGGCGGTCGATCTCGAGCGAACCTGGGGCGTCAACCGCCTGCCCGAGCTTGTCGCCCCGGACCTCGCGGCCAAGTTCGCGACCGCCCAGGAGCAGTGCGACATGGAGATCGCCGCAGGCGACATCGAGGCCGCCGCCCAGAAGGCCGCCGCCTTGGCGCGCGGCTGGAAAGCCCTCGACGCCGCCGCCCGCGCGGCAGGCCATACGCCGGGCGATCTGGGAGCCGTCTGGACCGCATCCGTCGAGGGGCAGGCATTCGCGGTCTGCCTGCACACCGCCGATGTTGGCGCCACGGCCGACCGATATCCCGGCCACACCTCCGTAGCGCTCCAGGAGCTGCTGCGGGTGCTGATGGCCCGAGAGGCTGCGATCTACCGCAAAGTCAAAACGATCTGGCCTGCTGCCGCGATTACCGCCGCACGGCCGGCATCAACAAAACCGCCCGCCGACTGGAAAGCCGGCGACGACCTGCCGTTCTGAGGAGAGGCCAAGATGGGCAAAGCCAGCCGAGACAAGGGCAAACGCGGCGAGCTCGAGGTGGCGCAGCTCCTGCGCGACCACGGCATTCCTGCCCGCCGCGGTGTGCAGTATGCGGGCGGCAACGACAGCCCGGATGTGGTCGGCCTCGACGGCGTCCACATCGAGGTCAAGCGCAGCGAGACGCTCGCGCTCTACCCGGCCATGGAGCAGGCGCTGAGCGACGCGCGGCCGGGCGACATCGCCACTGTGTGGCACCGCCGCAGCGGCCGGCGCTGGGTCGTGGTGCTGCACGCCGAGGACTTCCTGGCGCTGGTGCGGGCCTCAAGAGCAGGGGACGCAGCATGAGCGCCGCCACCCTCCTCAACCAGGCCGCCCACGTTCAGCGAGAGCGGCAGGCCACCTACGGCGACGCTGGAAAGGCGATGGCGGCCATCGCGGCACGCTGGTCGCTCACGCTGGGCCACCCCGTCACGGCGGCCGAGGTCGTGCTGTGCATGATGGACCTCAAGCTGACGCGCCTGGCGCGCGATCCCGGACACCAGGACTCGATCCTCGATCTGGTGGGCTACGCGGCCATCCTGCACGAGGTCACGAAATGAACGCCACGCCGTGACCGACCGCCCGCACCGCATTCGCGGCAGCCTGGAGCGGCATCTTGGGCGCTCCGCGACCGATGACGAGACGCTGCAAGAGTTGGCGGCGACCGCATGGCGCCAGCGCCGCGCGGTGGTGTTTTTAGCCGCCCACCTCGATGCCATGCCGGCGATGGTGCGGGCGCTGATCGAGGGCGAGGCTCGGCGCATCTACGGGTCACGGCAGCCGGCGAAACCAGGCAATGCGTAAGTTTTGGAGGCAAAATGGCAAAAGCAAAGCGGCGCCGCATGCGGAAGCGCAAGCCGGTCAATCGCGGCGACCGGGTCGAGGCTACACCGGAGACGATAGCGAAGCTGCAACAGGACTACCTGCAACACCTGCTTGCACGCGACGGCATCGACCATCAGGAGGTCGAGGCGCTGCTGGCGATCGAGCAGGCATGGCACACGATCGAACGCCAGTTCGGCGCTCACCGCGGCTGGAGCATGGAGCGCGGCGACGGTGGCGGCACGCACGAGATGAGCGATGCCGTTGCCCGCGTCTGGGCCGTCTGGAACTGCTGGGCGACCGAGGTGCAGAGACGCACGACGGTGCGAGGATCCGTCATCGCCAGCGCGATCGAGCAGCGCATCCCGCTCGACGGCATCAACGTCGAGCTGTACCGCACCGCCGCCCGCATCTGGCATCGCTGCGTTCGTGACGCGCCGCCCGCCCGCCCGCTCCAGGGCCAGGCGATCGCCAGCAAGCCTGCTTTCTGATATTGACAACGGGCGATTGATGCTTGACAGTTGCGTCGCCACATTTGCGCCCGCCGGGAAACCGAGCGGGCTTTTATATTGGTGCGCCATGGCCAAGCTCGCGATGCTCAAGCCGCGCGTTGCCACCATCGACACCAGCATTGCAGCGCTGCCGCCGAGGATCGCGGAGCCGTTCTATACCTCGCGGGCGTGGCTCGATCTCATGGCCGGCCTCAAGCGCGAGCGTGGTGAGCGATGCCAGGATTGTGGACGTGGCCGCACGCGCAGCTTCGGCGACCCCATCGTTGCGCTGAAGGACGGCGGCGCGAAGCTTGATCGGCGCAACGTGA